ATTAGAAAGTATTTTTCTTTCTATTCCTCCCCAACCACAACCAACAGATAAAGCAGTTGATACATTTTCAAAGTGTATTAAGTTATCAGCTAACCATCTAGTAACTGAATATATCATTTCATCGCCTAATATCGTTTTCCACGTATCAAGTGATGGGTCTCCGTAGAAACCTTTAGACTTATAAGGATTAAACACTACTATTTCTTATGACGCTTTGCAAATGCTTCAGCCCATTTAGCTTGGCCGACAGGATGTGATCTGTCCCAACAATTATTAGCGTAATCCCAACCTTCAATAACTTCTTTTGCAGTTTCTTCTACAACTTCTTCTTTTAAATCAACAAGTGTAGGTTTTTGTTCTGCTTCAAGTGCATCTTGTAGTTGTTCAACTAACTTATCTTTTTTGAGTCTACGATCAAGTTCAATGCCTTTATCACGTCCAATAGCTTCTAAAGCTTTTTTAGATAATTTTTTTAAGTTTAACATTATTTTTTTACGTTTCCTATTGAGTATTTTGATTCAAGGTTCCACTCGTTTTTATCACGATGTGAAATAATTTTTATTTGTCTTAGTGAGGTTTTTATCTCAGTTTGTAGTTCATCAACAATTGTGAGTAATCCCCAATCAGATAAAAGTGTTGCGATAGTATTTCTTCGGCCTATATCATCTTCAGTAAAATTTGAAGGCTTACCATCAAGCATAAAAAGTTCTTTGAAGTGAACTATAAAGTATCTTCCTTGTTTATGAAGTATATGACAACTTTGAAATAAAGTGTTATGTTCTTTTTTCGAAGCTACTCCGATACGAGTTAATGTTTCCTTTATTTTAAGGAAATCGTCAGGTTCATTCAATATTACCTCCAACATATTTGAAGGAGTCCATTCAATTGGTGTTTGTGTTTGCATAATTTATTCCATTGTAAAGAATTATTTATACAAATTAGAGTTTACGCTTTATACTTCTTTTTTAAATGATTCATACCAATACTTGCCAGAATCACGTAAAGTTTGGTTAGAAGATCTAATAAATTCAAGTTGTGCATTAATTTGTTTACTAATTTCATAGAAAAAGTCTTCATCTTTTTCTGCAATAAGAGGTTTAAGCTCTTCGTCAAGTACACTTTGAATATGATCGATATACTTACAAGTAGGACCAACGAATGTTGGCGCCTTTTCTTTATACTTATTAATCTTATCCTGTCTCGTTAATTTGGCTGGCATAATAAAGTATTTATACTTTGCCACCCTTTTGTGTAATTTTATGTAATTCTTTTAGCTGTTCTTTTGTTAAAATCTTGTAAACAGATTCAGCTTTTTCTTGTGAATAATTATAAAGTTGTTTAATGATATTAATATCTTCAGATGTTTTTGCCTTTTTACCCCATTTAGAAAAACGTTTTTTAGGCGTAACAATATTACGATAAAAGTCATACTGCATCCGAGGTGGTAAGTTGTTTTTGATATTCATTTCATTCGCAAAAAGCGCGGTATCTTTGAAATAAGATAAACCACGATTAATAATAAAAGGAACATACTGTTTATCCGGCGCATCAGGATTAATTGTTTCAAGTGAATCGTCAGCAGTACAATCTTCGAGAAGATGTTTACCTTTTCTACCTTGATTGATAGAGTTTATAAATGTGAATGGTGTTAATTTGTCGGCCATAGTTTTTCAAAATAATAATGTACAATTGTCATAACGAACGAAAGGAAAATACCAAATAGTGTAACGTGCCAATCGCCAAACCAAATCCTTGCCATGATTGTGCACAATACAATCGATAAGATTCGCCAAGCAATTACTTTTGTAGTTACTTCCATTCTGATGACGCCATGATTTCAGTCAAACACGCGACTGTATTTAATTCTTTATCAGCAACAAACGCTGCCTTATATTGATAATCGGCTAAGACTAAAATGATTGCAGGAATTGAATGAGGTTGCGCGTAGTCATATAACGTGTCGTAAATTCTACGGAAGATAACAGATGAATCTATATCAGTGTTATTTGTAACCCAAGCGCGCATGTTTTTAAAGTCTTTGTCTTTAAGGAAACCTACTAGTGCTGAAATGTTTTGATCTGATAGACCAATTAAAATATCAGATGTAATTTCACCTGATGAAGAATAGCGTTGACATTCGTTAATTACCCGACGCCAGTCTGGCGCATAACGCATAATTAATTCTGCTAAAATCTTATTGTTATAATCAACTTCTTCTGACTTTAATATAGTTTGCAATCTTTTCATAAATTGCGCAGCAAGTTCAGCAAGTTGTTTTTTAGTCGTATTAAATTCAATTACTGAACAACGCGAATGAAGAGGTTCAATAATACGATTCTTAAAATTACAAGTAAGAATAAATCTGCAATTAGAACTAAACTCTTCAATAAAACCACGTAACGCTGGTTGTGTTGATTGCGCATTTAAGTAATCAGCTTCGTCTAAAATAACAACTTTATATTTGCCACCATTTAGCGAAACGGTAGATGCAAACTGTTTAATAGTAGAACGAAGAGTATCAATATTACCTGATTCAGAAGCATTGATAAGTAAATAATCTAAGTCAAGTTCATTACACAGTGCACGCGCAACTGTGGTTTTACCTAACCCTGCAGAACCAGTAAGAAGCATGTTATGCATTTCACCTGAGTCTACGATTTGCTGAAAAGTTTTTTTCAGACTTTGTGGAAGAATACAATCTTCAATAGTTTGTGGACGATACTTTTCGACCCATAAGAACTCGTTTTGTTTTGTCATAATATAATTATATCCTAAGTTAGAGGATATGTAAATCAAAAGTGGGGAGCAGTTTTTTTGCAAACCGACTTGCTCAGGTCGTGGCTTTCAACTACTCAGAAGTTTCCTCAGTCGCTTCTGCGCCATCAGTAGCTGCTTCATTTTCTTTCTTTTCGTCTTCCTTAGGCGTGTGGAAATCGACAAATGCTGCAAAGCGATCACGAATAGTACCAACAGAACTCAATTCAGCGCCATCAAAGGCACCGCGTTTTGCTGCTACATCAATGATTCTTAATGCTGCGCTTACATCCCCGATATTAATACCAGGTTCTTGTGTTTGTGTTTCTTCACTCATATTTTTACTTTTCTTTTTTGGTCTATTAGGCATAATTTATCCATTATTAAACGTTGAATTTTTTTCTAGTGCAATCCAATATTCGACGGAATTATTATTTATACATTCCCAATGTGAAATAAGCTTAGAACTTACAGAAACTTTATAGTCGCCAGGAATAAGCTTAAGGTTTGCAATTAAAAATTGAAAGTCAAAAGAAGAACTATCAGATGTTGCACCTGTGTCAATTTCAAATACATTAGCTGATGAATTATTCGGATCTTTTACTTGTAAAACAATCTTATCGTTACCATCAACTTTTGTTAATGACACAACAGGATGTCCTAAAGCACCACCTGCTTTTCTAATTTGATTAATTAAATCTGCAGTTAAAGTTACACAAACTTCAGATTCAGGCATATTTACACCTTTTTCTGGCGAAGTTAGAATAGACTTATCTGCATAACGATATGTGATAGAAGACGTTGGTGACTTCATAACAACTGAATCATTTCCAAATTCTAAATCAGCATTATCAATTAAAGAATGCGCTGAAAGAAATTCATTTAAATCATAAATGCCAACTTCTTTTGGGAATGTTTCAACAACAGTTGTAGACGCCATGATGTTTTTAGCTTCTGCAATTGTCGATAATTTATTACCTTCGTTAATAACGAGGTTTGGATTGATGGCTGAAAAGTTTTTCAACACATCTAACGTTTCTTTACTAATTTTCATAATATAATATTATACCCTTTGTTTATTGTTTTGTAAATAATTATATTCGACTAAAAATAACATGCAGCAAATAGCATGCGCTCCATGATGGATACCAGTTTCTTCGTCGAATGTTTCACCTTTTTGTAATGCCCAAAGATGACGTTGTGCTGCAGCAAAATAGCGATCGTCTAAGTTTTTAAGTTTTTTCCAATTATGTCTATCGTACTTTTGTGCTCCATAAGTTAATACTTTAACAACATCTTCTAAAGCATTAGGAGGAAGTAAGCTATAATCTGGCTTTTCGCCATCATACTTTATTCCTTCTTTTACCATTTTCTTGTGTTCCTTTCAATTTGAAGTTGTAAATTTGCCTGTTTTTTTCTTGCCGCTTCAGCTTCTTCAATATAAACGCTGGTATAACTACCACGTGATAAGTTTCTCATTCTGTTTGAGATTGTTTGATGTTTATAACTTCTGCTCATAATAAAATAAATTGCCTGCCTCCGTAGAGACAGGACTTTTAGGTTAGGTTAGGTTATGACTTGCTTTTCGCAAATTTTAAATGCATTCTGTTGGATACGTATCTTCATTATATTGATTTACGATGTCGTCTATATTTGTAGATGAATCGACTACTTCTCCATTTTCATTAAGTTGACTTTCGTCAATTTTAGTATAAAGATCTAAAAACGCTGTTCGTGTTTCTTCATCGAATCGACTGATGCACATATTGATTGATTTCATACGATCGTTGAAGATTGAAAAGCTTTTCACAATGTGGCATAATCTACGTGTTGAAACCACTTCATCGACACCTTCTGCTTCGAAGGTTTTACGAATTACGTTAGACCATGCAATAAGCTTATCTGCAAATTCATTATCTTCAACTCCATATTTAGCCATGTGTTTTGCAACAATCTTTTTCTCAATAATTGGTTGAGGGAAAGGCTGATCAATTACACATACAAATCTTTCTAGGAAAGCATCGTCAATAATTGAGGCTGCTGTAAATCTTCCATCATCTGAACCACGGCCTTTTGTATTCGCTGTAGCGATAACGTTGAAACCTTCGGCGGGTGTTACCACTTCACCAGTTTTCTTGAGCAAAACTGGATTGCCTTCAAGTACTCCTTGGAGACACATGATTTTGTTAGTAGCACGATCGATTTCGTCGATCA